GCCACACTTCGAAACCCATGCCGGGGGGTACAAAGCCCCCCCCGAAGGCTAGTGCGTTTCACGTCTGCTCTATGACGGAGAACATTTCAAGTCCGTTCACAAGACATCCTGGGAAGAAAGTATTATCTTTATTTCCCCCAGGGGTGGGCGTTTAGGTCACACCCCGGACCACATGAATTTAAAGTCGTCATGTTGGACACCCCGGGAGTAGAAAGCCATTATTTCATCTTTCTCTCCCGGAGCCGCACGTTTGAGGCCCGTACGAGGCCACGTGTATTTAAGGTCCACACGTTGGACCCCCGTCACACATCACACAGTGTCTTCGCCCGACCCAATTGAATTCAGAACCGCCTTAAGCATACCTTCCAATTCAGACCGCTTCCCAGGATTGGCTTCCTTGGGTGGGTCTTGAATGGGGTCGCTCTGGACGGTGACATATGAGTCGCTCTGCATCTCATCGATCCGCTGTTTCAGCTTTCGGAGTTCGTTCTTGACGAAATCATCCTTCGCTGTTTCAGGTACCATCGTCAGTGCGGGAACAACTGAAGGGCTAATCTCTCGGACATACACCATCGCATCAGTGCCGCTAACACTTGCAGCGGCTCCGGAGATGACACAATATCCTACAGTGCCTTTGGTTCGATCTTGAGAGTAAGCGACCCTTGTCACGAACCCCATGTACATAGTACCAAAGCTCCTCGGAGGTACATAACCAACCGGGGCTTTGTTCTCGTACGCGGGTCCGCCTGACCAATAGGGTAGGAGCCCATTTTCCAAGAACACAGGGGCTCGACCTTGTGCTGGGGAATAAGGCCCAGTAGTAGGGAGTCCCACGTTCAGGACAGGGTCTGCGAAGAGTGGAGTGCCACCGCCCGTCGCAGCTACAGCAACCCACACCAGGTACCATCGATCCTTGGACGATGCACCTGTGGGGGCTGGTAGCGCAATGGGAATGTCTCCCGATGGGTCGACTTCTGGCAGGACATCGATCAATTCGTTCGTTGTCCAGAGGGGTTCTTGATGAACAACCCCAAAGACAGTCAGCGGCGCCATACCAGTATACTTGAAGTAGGCTTCTGCCACACTTTCGTCTGCTAGTATTTCTGGCAACCGCGGGTTCACCAGGAGGACATCATAGGCTAGGTACAGCCTTCCGATGAGTTCTTCAACGGCAGGCTTAGGTACTCCCTCAAACATCACGACGATTTGCCCAAAAGAGCCCAGACGATCCTTATCCCCTTGGACAAGGTCGTCGGTATCGACGTAGATGGCTGAGCCCATGATGTCTCGACACTCCACAGCTAGAAGCATATTCTGGCTCGGTCGGCAGAGTTCTGCCCCGGCCAGCACGGATAGTTCCTCGAGGGTCGCGGGGATTCGCGCGAGCGGGTCTCGCAGGTGGGCCATGCCAATCGTGCCCAGACCTACGACTCCGATCGGTCCGACTTGAGACATTGAGGAGTCCCATTGGACAACCATTCCGTGGAATTGTGCCTTCTGGAAATGCCGCCCAAGACTGCGCAGATACCGTGCTTGCATCTGGTCAAAGTTGAGCGGGAAGACAAGGGTGTAGCGATCCGGTGTTGTTGGTCCAGAGTATACACCCTGGATGAACTCACGGTTCGCAAACGTAGTCCCATGTCCCTCCGTATGAAATCTCGCGCGGACACCATCTTGGTCCGTTATGTAGCCATTGGCGCCCAGGACGGCAGGGTGACTGGAAACCAACGAATTCCCATCAGGGACGTTAGTCATCTCGTAGTCTCCGCTACCCCTGAGAAGTGACTGTACGGCTCCCACAGCCTTGTCTGCTAGGAAACCCCCTAGTGCAGACACAGCTGGTGCCGCTTCTGGAAAACCCAGAAATGTGCTGGCTATTCCGCCCAGCGCGTTTCCGATAGCGCGTGCCGGCCCCGTGGAGGAATTACCCTTCTTCACAGGGGCTGCAGTCACCGCTTGTTTCCGTCTAGTCGAAGCTCGCTCAGCGGCTTTCAGCTCCAAGAGCCTATTTGCCGATACCTCAGCTCGCTTCATGCTTTTCAGGAGCTCCGCTCCTTTCAGCGCCTTCTTACGCTTCCGTGTCATTGTGTGTGTGTGATGGGCTTGTCACCCTCAGCAATAATTTTGCCGGCCCCATCCGCTCCGGCTTATTGCTCTCAATGCTGCCTCCAAGTATGGAGAGTGCCTCAGCTCGTACTTAAACTGTATCATGCGTGCGTGTTCATCCTCTTCTGAGGTTGGCTTCGCATACAACAGCTTGTACAATGTTTTAACCCATGACACTGGGCGGCCTACTGGCTGATTATTCTCCATAAGGAACTCCATCGAGCAAAACTCGAGATTTCCTGTGTCAAAATCTTCAAACAGCTTGACCGGATGACCTCTCTCTTCATAATATGATACCACGTCATGCTTTGCAGCATCACACATCTGTTCGAGACAGTCATCTCCCATCGCCATGGCCTCGGCACCTCTTCCAAATGCCAGGAAGGCTCGAATTCGTGAGTTTGAACTCGATGTAATGTACGAGCCCGACTTCATCACCCCCGGGAAACGTTGAGCCCACAGCTTGCCGTCACTCGTCTGAAAGACGGACAAAGCCATGCACCTAATAGCGTTTCTCACCAGGCGTTTCATCAACGGGCCTGCGTTGTTCATCAAGTCAATGCGACATTCAGCTTCTCCCATAAGCTCGGACTCTTGAATAGTCCAGTCCCACGCCTTGATGTCTGTCGCGCAGACCAGCCCGAGATCTTGAATCTGTTGCCAGATCAAGACAATGTCCTCGTCAGAAAAGCCTATTCCTGGCTTCGACGGATACATCGTCCAATTCTTGATCTCCGCTTCGTTCTGTCGCTTCGCAAAGAAACGCGTAACGAGCTGGTCCAGCACTGACACATTACAAATAATTCTATGCCTTCCTGCCAACAACTTGGCAATCGGGTGGGGCTCACCCTTAATAAAGACGCGGACGACATCGACATAACCGCACTGTACCAGGTTCTCAGCCGTGAGCTTTTCCAGCTCTTTCGGCGAGATTCCCGTCAACAGCAGTATTCGTTCTCGTACCGCGTCCCTCAGAACACCTCCATAAACTCCTATCAAGGCCCTATTGGTCCTTTCTAAAAGTAGCCATGGCATTCCGGGGTTTGCCCTGCCCTTCAAATCCCCGATCAGCACGTCAATTTCTTTGTCCAATCTAGAACAATTTCCATTGCGCGCCTCTTCGAGGATCTCCTCCAAATCCCCTACATCCACTCTCGGATACCTCGCCAGAAAATCCCCCCTGTCACCGTCAAACTCCTTATTTACACACACATGCTGTTGAGCTTGATATATTAGTGACTGGGCTTCGGCTCCGGCTCCAAACTTTGGCCATCCGAGTGTGGCAAGTTCTGGGACTTCTTCTTCCGCTTGCGCCCAACCTTTTGGTTGTTGCTTTGGCTTTGAGAACTGTCCACAGGATCTGCCCCACCCGGCTTCGACGATGATGCCGTAGCATTCACCTCTCGACCAACGGTATTCTCCGGTGCCTCTGATGAGATCGATCGTGGGGATGAGAGATCCGGTTGCACACTGCATATCGTCTCGGTTTTGACACCAAAGGCGACATTTGTCTGCTTCGGGCTCTCCGTGAGCCCGATCCGAAAATCCTCCCCCTCGAGAGCCGATGTATCGGCAGCATCCCCTCTCGGGGTACCTCGGGCGTTGTTGGAGGACCCACCCACATCACCAGCAGGGTCATGGTACTCATCTCCAGAATCATAGTCGAATGAGTCTCTTTCATACTCACTCATGATATCCGCCCATGTTTGAAAAGCGGAATTGTCCTCGCGGTCTCGGTCCCTCTTGGCGCCTCGACCACGACGTATCCCATAATCCTGGTTATTTTGTCCCACGTGCATATCACCATCACTCTCGGAGTAGTAGCTCCCATTCAGTGAGCCTACCTCGTATCTGTCCTCGTCATTCCGATTCCACTTCTTGGTATTCTCATGAAGGGATTCGTTCGTGAAGAGTTTCATTAGAAGGCTGCTCTTCTGGCTGGGGCCCAAGAGGTGTGTTGCCACAGCTCTATTGGGCTTGCCATGTTCTGCTCCGAGATGAATGCCAACAATCCTGCCCGTCTGGTAGATCGGAGATCCACTCCATCCGGGGAAAGTGCTAGCTTGGTGGTGTATGCCAAATAACCTACTGCTGTTGTAGTTGGCAATGCCAGCTGACTGTCCGAGACTTCCATCCATCTTGGGTCCGTACACCCATACAGGTGTACGATCTACGAACTCGCCAAATCTGGCTGTGGAGACCCCGAGGCAACTGAAAATCGAATCCTTGTTTGCGCCAGAGAAACGGAATTTTACCAAATCCATTTCCTTAATGGGCGCGTAGAACTCGATTTCTACGCCTCCAACTGGGTATGATTGTCCCTTGTAGGCCACACGAGGCTTTCCTTCAGACTCAAAGCCGAAGGAAGTCCATTGCCGGAAAACGTGGCTAGCGGTGATTAGGCTATTGCCCACTCTAACCGCCATACCAACGTGATCACTTTCTGCTGTGACCAAGGACACCAAACCCTTGGGGAGTTCACTCACAGGTCGCACAATTGATCCAGGACAGGCCGCTTCATTGACTATATCAGACAATGCTGCAGCCGGGCCTTCTTTTGTGCCTTCAACATAAACGTCATGCTTCTTCCCTTCTATTTCAACAGAAACTAGAGGTACTAGCTTGTTTTGTATTTCCCTAAGAATGACTCTTCCCGAGGTCAGTCCCCCATACTCCTTTACCCGTTCAATCAGGCGCTTAGCCCGACGGCGCTTAGCACCGAGGTATGAGATGAGGATGACAAGCGCTGCCAACAGCCACTGGCCGATTGGTTCCGTAACTAGCCACGCAGCAAAGGCGATCTGCTTTGAGACAAAGCTCTTAGCTTCTCTAGCCAACGTGCTATTCTCTTCATCTCCGATGGCAAGATAAATCTTGTGTGTCGAATAAAAGGTTGAATAAAGCACGACGCGTGTCGTTTGGGACACAATCTCCCAGACTGAGGGAATCCTGTAGATCTTAAAATCAAAGCTCGTACAGAGAACGTGGTCAGGACGCTTGATATATTTCAAAAGAATCCACTCACTATCATATTCCCATCGAAGAACCTTTGGCCGGTGCTCGGTATCACAGGAGGCATCTGCCCACCATAGAGTCTCATCATTGAAACCATACGCGGTGACGCCACCCACCCGAGCTCCATATTCGTAAATTATCGCGTAAGGATTAAATGTATCCCCCTCGCTTGGTTTACGTCTACTGAATTGGATGTTGATCCCATCATGCATGTGGTAGCCGAAGCGATCAAAACACTTCAAGGCTTCCTCAGTCTTAAACTGGCACGGTACAGGAATTTTCGAATCTCCTTCAAAAGCGCCGGGGGGATAAGCTGGTGCTTCACCCTCGGGGCCTCTGAAAAACTCACGGTGGTAATCCACCATGCATCTGGAAATTATCTCATCCATGACCAAAGGCTGGTCTGTTGTCAGCGTGGAGTCATGGCCCAACACACATGCAATAAAGCAGGTGAGCATCAAGACCCCCAGAACCATAGAGGAACTGGAGCTTGATCGGGCCATGCCCCGTTGAGCGTTTGTAGAACCCGCCTTACGCTCATGTCGGCGGGTTCGCACAATGGCGGGCGAAACTGAACTACTGCTATCAGTAGCCTCAGTGTCGGATTCTCCCATTCGGAGCAGTGTCAGGGCAGCCTCATTTTCCCTTCGTTGAAGGTGGAGTTTGGCTTTCCTTTCGACCATCAGCTTTCGCCAATCCCGGATGAAAGTGAACGCCAGCGTTGCATCATTAATGATGTTATCAAAGACTGTCGGTTCAGGAACACCCAGGGCGAATGGGGTGGAATTGACGGCATTACGCCACTGCGCAGTCTTCCCACAAAGAAGTCCCAACCTTACGGCCAGGGCGTCTGTGTTCTGAATGTCAGCGTCCAAACTACGCTCCACCCAGTCAAAGACTCGGATGTTGTGTTCAATTCGGGCCTCCCCTCCGAAGAGGGGGGGCATATGCCCCCTTTC